GCGAGGGGCAAGGGGCGAGGGGCGAGGGGCGAGGGGCGAGGGGCGAGGGGCGAGGGGCGAGGGGCGAGGGGCGAGGGGCGAGTGTAAGTTCACGAATGGTCTGAGTTCGCGGGACAATGTGGTCCAGCGCGGGACGGCGCGGCTGTAAGTGACGGAAGGTGGGTCACTTGGAAGCCGCCGAGTCACCAGCCGCTCCGCGCGCCGCTTTTTCGGATGGTTTGATCACAAACCGCATCGGCGGACATCGCGAGCTGCGGCACGGGCGTGCTGGCTGCATCGCCTCTAGACCGCGCCGCGCCGCTGTTTAAAGCCACTCTAGCGCGCTCCTGTTCTACAACCGGCGTGGTACCCATTTCTTCGGATCGTCGGACATCGTCGTCGACGTCCGGACATCGAGCCTAAGTAGCTGAGACCTAAGAGGCTTGGGGTAATTGAGGAGGATGTAGAGTGCAAACTAGCAATGTCCGCCAGATAACTTCGCTAAATCTACAGCGATCTGGCAGAGCGGCAATATATCGAATGATAGATGGTGTAGCTGCTGCTGAAGGCGTCATACTCCGTCCCGGCCCGATCCTTTAAGGTTCTCCAGGAGGTTGTGCGCGTGTTTGCAGCAGCGATTGAAAGGGCATCCGGCTTCACCCGACCGCTGTTTCTCCTTGCGATGAAGAAGAACGGCAGCTGCGTGAATGGAAACGGCAGCTTGGTCGTCGTGAACAAGGACGGATGGTTTGTCTCGTCGGCGCACATCTTCGACGTCGTTCAGAAGTCCCACGAGCAGGCAGGTCAAACCTCCGCCAACGAAAAACGTCGGGTCGAAATAGAGGCTGACACGAGCATCCACCGAAAAGAGAAGCGGCGGTTACTTGCAAAGCTCAACAACGAAAGTGCAGATGCTCTTGAAAGCTTTCAGTATTTTTGGGCCGCGAGACCAGGGCAAATTATCGACTTCGCGGCCGATGATCTGCAGCTTTATGCACCTTACGACTTGGCTATCGGTCGGCTCGTCTCCCTGCCCAAGGGAGCGACTGGTCCGTACCCTGTTTTTAGAGAGCCGTCTGCCGTTAAGGTGGGCTCCAGTGTGTGCCGAATCGGCTTCCCCTTCGTGGATCAGCAGGTCAAGATCGACAGCGATAACAAGCTGGTTGATCTCACTGTCGGCCCTCATCCGATCTTTCCGAATGAGGGGATCGTGACAAGGATTTTTCACCAGATCCAAGGAGAAAAGCCTGACCCGAATGACCCCTTGTGGCTGGAAACTTCGACGCCCGGCTTGCGTGGACAGAGCGGTGGCCCCATCATTGATACCGAGGCTCGGATAGTGGGGATTCAGAGCCATACTTCCCACCTCTCTCTCGGCTTCGATCCAATCAATCCGGGGGACGGGAAGCCGGTTCATCAGTTCCTGAACGTGGGGAGAGCTACCTTCGTGGGCACGGTGGTGGGATTATTGAAACAACGAGGTATTGAATTTCAGATCGGATAACCCGGGGAAGGGGGCAGCGAAAAAATGAGGGAGACAAAGGTGTCAAAGAAGAGCCGGATCGACGAAGATACCAAGGCGGCGTTTCAGTCCTACGAAGGCTTGCGGCAGCTACAGCCGAGCAAGCGGCCGAGCTCGTCGAGAACCTTCACATTAGCTGGAAGTGAGATCGAGGTCCCGCGAGCAAAGACACTAGTGAAGCGACCAAAAAAACGGAAGTGAGTTAAGCAAACTTCTGACGAAAGAGAGAACGCGCGTGCCTTTACAGGCCGCGCGTTTTTTTCCTCTACGCCTTTCAGTTTTCTATCTCGAGCGTCAAAGCGTCGCGCCACTGCCGTGCGGCGCGCTGGCTGGCTTCCCTCCAGCGGCCTTCCGCCAAGAAGCGGCGAATGATCCCGGCGCGGACGGCGATCAGATACAGAAGCCCGGCTCTCACTTCGCCTCCCGCCTGGCCAACATCGACTTGAGCCCTTCGATGACCTTCTGGGCGTCGGTCCGGGTCTGGGGCCAGGACTTGCCGCACTGGCGCTTTGAGAAGCCCATGCGGCGCGGCATGTCGGCCCAGCCGAGGCGGGCGTAAAGATCGTCGAGGAGCCCCTGCTGGTCGGGCGTGACGGGCTGTTTGGGGCCGGCAGGCTTGTAGCGGCGCGTTCGCTGGGAGCGGCGCGCGGTGTTCTTGAAACCGAGTTCCTCGAACCGCCTGACGACCGCGTCGAATCCCGCGTTCGTCAGGTCGTTCGAAGAGCGCACGCCGGCCTGGGCGAGGAGGACGGCTTCGTACTGGTCCCGGTCCAGGCCGAGCGAGCGCGCTGCGACGTGCAGGAGCTGCTTCTGCTTCGTGGAGATCACTGGTCCTTCTCCTTCGCCCCGGCGGCGATCGCGGCCATCCGCTGAGGCGCTGTAACGAGCATCTGGTCGCTGCCCCACGTCCTCTTGCCGAGGTAGCGATCGGCGAAAGCCTCGAGCTCGGCCGCGGAGTCCGACCGGAGCCAGGCGCCAGTAACCCAGCTCCCTCGGACGTTCATGCGTTCGATCGGCGTCACGTAAATCACCGCTCCTCCTGTTGCTCGAGCGCGAGCTTCGCCTGGCCGACCAGCGGCGCCACGATCCCGTCCTGGTCGAATGCCTTCGCATGGTTGAGGGTGGAGAGCGCTCGACGGATGAGCGAATCGCGGCAGGCGCGCCGCTCGCGATCGGTGGTGAGGATGAAGTAGCCGAACGGTCGGCTCGTCGCGGTACCGATAGGGATCTGCCGCTCCTCTACGAGGAACTTGACGATCGCCTGGACGGCCCGCTCGTTGACGCCGGTCCGCTCGGAGATCTCCCGCCCAGTGACCGCTGCCTCGCGGCCGCGGCGCGGCCGGATCACGGCGAGGACCGCCGCGACCTTCTGCCGCTCCTCAGCCGAGGCGAAATCGATCCGGAGCTGCTCGCTCATCCCGCGATCCTCCACTCGGTCTGGACGACGAGTCCCTGGCAGAGATTGACGCCGGCCTGGGTCGGCACGAACGCGCGCCGGCGGCGCCGATGCTCGCGGACGAGCCCGAGGATGAGAAGGTCCTGGAACGTCGTCGCCCACGCGGAGATGCTCGCCGGAGGGAGCCTCAGAGCGAGATGCTGGGCGGAGATTCCCGGGTTCTCGACGATCGCGCCGAGAAGGGCCACGTGCGAAGGCGTGAGCCGGTCGAGGGGCGTCATTCTGCTGGCGCTCCCTTCTGCACTTCGACCTCGACCCACTGGATGAGATCTCGCACGCAGGAGAAGTCGCTCCAGTCCAGGCGCGGAATCGAAACGCCGACGACCTGCTCGATCCGCCAGGAGATCTCATCCTCCTGCGGACCGGTCAGCTCGAGGTCGCGGCGGAACCGCGTCTCCGGCCGGATGCCGCGGAGTGAGCGCTTCGTCACTTCGGCGACGATGCGACGGATCACCAGCTCTCGAGCCTCGAATGGATTCATGGCAATCAGTTCTCCGGTGTGGTCATGCAGCAGCGCTTGAAGCGCTTCCGGCTGCCGCAGGGGCACGACGAGTTGCGCGAGATCACCGTCCGGCCCGTTGCCTCGAGCTGCTTCCGGTTCTTCTCGGAGAGGTTCCGCGGGTCGATCGGCTTGATACGCGAGAGAGGCGCCCAGGTCGAGCGGCGCCGGCAGTTCGGATGCCCGGCGATCGGTTCCTCGGCGCGCTCGCGCTCGAGTACTTCGACGTCCTCCTTCGTCAGGTTTCGGATTTCTCCGGTGTCCGTGTTCATCGCTTGTCGGTCCCTTCTGGCTGCTCATCAGGCTCGGCGCGCCACCAACCGGCGACGCCGCGGGCCTTCCCTTACCCGCGGCGTTTCGCGAAGGAGAAGGGGGCCGTCACCTCCCCTTCTTCGACTTCGCCGCCCTCCCGGTGGTGGGAGCTGGAGAGTCGTGCTTGACGACCTTCTTCTTGTCGATCGACAGCTTCGGCGGATCCTCTTCTTCGCCGGCCGAGTTCTTGGTCGCGACCTTCGCGCCGACCTTTTTCTGCACCGCCGGCTCGAGCGCGCGGAGCGCTTCCTTGTCGATCGACTCGACCGTCCGGATGCAGTGCTCGAGTCCCTGCCCTTTCAGCTTCTTGATCACCGCTTCCTCGGTGAGGGTGAGCTCGATCCAGGACGACTCGTTCGGCCAGGTGAGCTTCCCGTAGGCGCCCTTCCAGGTCTTCCCCTCGATGTCGCCGCGGTTCTCGACCGCGAACTCGATGACCGCGCCGGCCTGCGCCTCGCGCTCGGCCTTCATCTCCTTGATCCGAGGGACGAACCGGGCGCCGGCCTCGAGAATCGCCGCCTCCAGTTCGTCCTGGATCTTCGCGATCTCCAGATCCTTCCGGCCGATCTCGAGCATCCGCTCGTCGACCTCGTCCCAGGTCGAAACCGGCTCCACGTCCGGGAGCTCCTCTTCGACCGCTTTCAGTGCTGTTGCTTTCTTCGCCATTGCTGACCTCCTTTGTCAGTGACCTCAGCTCTGCCCACGCGCTCCCGGTAGGAGCGCGCGAGCAGACTCAGATCAGTGGATCCAGATGTCTCGGATGCGGAGCCGGCTCTCGGTCCGCGGGATCGGTGGAATGCCTGGCTTCGGACGCGCGCCGGCGACGCGCGCCAGGCAGAAATGAAGGATTCGCGCGGCTCGAACCGCGGGGATGAGCTCCAACGCCTGAAGAATCTTCACGATCGCCGGAAGCTCCCGGCCACCGAACTCTTCGACTCCGCGCGGCTGCGGTTCGGGATCGTCGGCGAAGAACTGCGCGAGCGTGATCCCGTAGGCGGCGAGCAGCGCCTCGAGCTGGGAGAACTTCATGGCGTGGATCCGCTCGCCGGTCTCGAACGAGCTGATGGTCTTCTCGCCGACACCGGAAATCGCGGCCGCCTCCGCCTGGGAGAGTCGTGAGCGCGTCCGTGCTTCCACCAGCCGGCGACCGAGGGTTTCGCAGGAGAGCGTGCGCCTCATGGAAGCACCTCCTCGGTCGTCTGCCGGAAGTCCTCGCGGCGGAGTCGTTCGCGCCGGTCGCGAGCCTTCCGGTCGAAGTAGTGAGGAAACCAGCCGATGACCGACACCACGGAGGCGAGCACCGAGACGATCGCGAATCCGATCGCCAGCCAGAGGAGCCAGTTGTGTTCGGCCGGATCGAACGGCGGTACCGTGGCCAGGAGCGGCAGCGCGAAGGACGCCAGGGCCAGCTGCCGAGGCGGAGGCTGGACGTCCTTCACCTTCACGATCTCGCGCTCGGTGTGGATGCCCTTCTTCGGGTCGCGGTAGGTCGCGACGTGGACGTCGGCGATGACGATGTCGCCATCGGCGAAAGCAATCTCCCGGTTGTGGAGCCGCGCGACGAACGTCTCATCGATGATCGTCGCCGAGAGCTCCTCGTCGCCGCAGGTGAAGTGCCACTTGTTTCCGTCGCGGAAGGAGAGTCGGAGGACCTGCAGCCCGATCTCGTGCGTGGATTCGCTGATGAGCTCCCGGTCGGCTTCCGGCTCGTCTTCCGTTTCGCGCAGGCCGGTCGTCCCCGCGAGCGCGAGTTGCTCGCCGCCCTTCAGCTTCAGGTTCTCGCTGCGCAGCTGCTCGATCTCGATCTGCGCCTGGTCGAGCACCGCCTCGAGCTCGCAGACCTTCTCGGCCAGCTCGACGCTCACCTTCTTCGCGCCCTCGAGATCCTCCTCGAGGTCGCGGATGCGGACCGTCGCCTGGGAGGCCTTGATCTGTAAGTCGCGTCCGTCCTGGCGCTCTCGCGCGAGCTCGGCCGAGATCTCCTCGATGTGGTCAAGCCTCGCCTTGAGCACCAAACCATACTCGCGAAGCTCCTCGCTCAGCTCCTTACACTTCGCCTCGAGGCCCTCGTTAGAGCGCTCGTAGAGCTCGAGCGCGTCGTCCTTCAGGCGGATCTCCTCGCATCGCCGCTCGTAGGCCGTTTGGAGATCGACGCCGGCGCGGAGCGCTTCGTCAAGCTGCGAGGAGAGCTCCTGTTTCTGCTGGGTCAGATCGGCGAGGTCGCGGCGAAGCTTTGCCGCGATGCCGCGCGCGACCCGCAGTTGATCCAAGAGGTAATCCACGCCGTCGGCGGCCGGCGTCGGCGGCGCCGGGACCTCCTCCCGGCGCCAGAGGTTGCGGATGGTGTCGAGAAGCTTCATCGAACACCTCCCGCAGATGCGACGTGCGGCCGCCGGAGAGCTCGAGGTCCGCCCGAGGTCCGTGGACGGCGGTGGAAATTCACCGTCTCGATGAACTCGAGCGCGGCGACACGGTCGCCTCCGAGGGCGAACCACCGATCTACGGCCGTCTGAGGATCAACCGCCTCGAGGTAAGCGCAGCTCGTGCAGACAGGCGAGCTGCTGTCGATCCGGCTGATGCCGCCGTTCGTCGGCTGATTGCAGTAAAAGCAGTGCGGGAACTTCCGGCGGCGGCTCACGAGCGGCCTCCTTTCCCGCCGACGATCACCGTCGCCGCGCAGATGAGGAGTGCATCCGCATGATTGCGAAGCCAGCAGACGAGATCGGCGTTCTGCCGGTCCCGGTTCGGCGCGCCTTCGGCGCTATACGCGTCGAAGGTCGCGACCGAGTGGCTGAAGGGAGTGACGAACGGAACGCGCTCAGCGGCCGAGCCGTTGTAGATCTCGCCGGCCCTCCAGCGGAGCCAGGGACCTTCGGTCGCGACATCGAGGAGCCGCTTGCCGCGCTCCAGCTCCTCGCGCGTGAGCGCGGGGAGCTTCGGCACGACGAGAGTGAAGGTGACGTCTTCGTTCACGCCGTCACCTCCTGGGCTTCCGGGCGAGCCTCAGCGGCGAGAGGAACGGTCAGCTTCAGCGCGCCGCTCCGGATCGCTGCCGCGAGGAAGACGCCGATCTCGTCGCACTGCGACGGCGTCAGGTTGAGGCCAAGCGGCGCGCCGATGCACGTCGGCACGTGCGAGCGGACGTTGATCGCGCTCTCGCCGGAGATGATTGAGTCGAGTCGGTACCGGAGCTGCTCGAGCTCCGAGCCGACGCCAGCGATCGCCTCGAGGTGCTCCGCGATCTGGTCGGCGGCGCCGGCGAGATCGCTCATTGAGCGCTCGATCGAGCGAAGGTCGAGATCGGTGCGAACGTCGTTATGGACCGTCACCGCGCACCTCCCCGCCGCTGCCGGTCCGTTTCGGCGAGCGCCTTCGCGAGCGTTTCCTCGGTGATCTGACCGCGCCCGATCTCATGGGCACGCTGAAGGAGCGAGACGAGCGAGCGGAAGCCGCCTTCCTGCTGGGTCTGCAGGTAGAGCGGCTCGGCGAAATCCTCCGCGAGGTCGGGATCGACGCCGCCCTCGGCCGCGACGAGAACCGCGTCCGCCTTCCGGATGTCCCGCCGCGAGATTTGCTCAACGACCGTGCAGCGCGAGCGGAACTGCGTGAACGCCGCCGGCGACATCCCGCCGAGAAGACCGAACTCGTACAACGTCTCGTTGCCCGAGAACACGACCGGCACGTCGGCCGCTTCGTGGAGGCAGCGGATGAGGTCGAGCGTTTCCCGAGGCAGGAACTGAGCCTCATCGAACACGAGCATCTTCGGAGCGGCCTTCAGCGCCTCGACGACCGCGGCATAGGCATCCTGCGCGCTCGGCGTCTTCCCGCCCGAGGTGAACCCCATCGCGGAGCGCAGGCGAGCGAGGAAAAGCCAGACGGCCTTCCGCGCGAGGGTCGGATCCGCCATCAGGTAGATCGTCCTCGGATCCTGAGAGCAGAAGTGCCGGAGCGCGGTCGACTTCCCGATCCCCGACTCCGCAGCGACGATCCCCATCCGGCCGCGCGTCCGGATCTGCCGAACCGCCCGCGTGATCTTCTTCGCGACCGAGGTCTCGACGAAGCCCGGAGCGAATACGAGCGCGGCGCGCTCGTTCTTCAGATCTGCCCACCGTTCGATCGCTTCGACGATCTTCAGCGGGCTCGCGGGATAGTTTCCAGTGGCGAAGAGGTTGATGCTCGTGTAGCTGTAGTCTCCGCCGAGCTCCCGGGCGATCTGCTTCCAGGTCGCCTCCGGATTTTTGGTACGATAGTGCTCGAGTGCAGCGCGAGCTTTCGCAACGCGCTCGTTTGTCTCGGGATCGACAGGGGTGCCTCCCTTCGATCCCTTTTTCTTTGCCTGGTCCATATCGACGACTGACATTTCGTGTTCTCCTTTCATTGGCAGTTCAGAGCCGCCAGTGCGTGGTGCAGAAAGTGCCGATCTCCATCGGCGAGTTGCATTCGTTCTCCAGGCAGATCCCCCTTTCCCGTTTCTGTTTCAGCAGCCGCTCCTCGCGGAGACGGGCCATTTCGCTGCGGTAGGTGTCGCCGTCGCCTGTATCGGCGGACGGCAGTGGGCGGAGCGTTCCGGCGCGGTCCTGTTCGTCCGCGGCCGCGGCGAGGAAGGCATCGGTAAAGTCGGGTGCCGAGCTCGCGGTCCGAAGCTGCTCGGGCGAGAGCGCCGAGGCCGCCGACAAGGTCTCCTCGTCCAGGCGTCGCTGCCGATCGCGTCCGACCTCTGAGAAGCGCGGGATCAGTACCGTCGTCGAACCGCCGGCGGATGCCGCGATCCGGACCGCCTCTCGCTCTTCCTTCTCCGCCGCACGCCGGGCGACGAGCTGCGGGCGGAGTGCCTTCGCGCGCTGAAAGAGGAGGGAGGCTCGCGGGTCGCCCAGCTTCATCCGCTGCCGGAGGCCCTTCTCGATCTCCCGCTGGGCCGCGATGTGCTCCGAAGTGATCGAGTTGTCGGCGTCCTGCGGCGAGAGTCCCACCATCGGCGCGTCGCAAACGTAGGCGCCGCGCGCATCGAGGATGACGGCGAGGTTGCTGCGGGCCGGATCGATGAGCACCCGGACGCGCTCGCCATTGAGCCGCGCATAGTGCTCGGCGGTCGTGATCTGGTACTCGAGCCCGCGGACGCTTACCCGCCCGTTGCGCACCTTCCGCTCGGCCTGAGCCCAGAACAGCTTCGCCCAGCCGAGCCTCTCCGGGTCGCGCCGCGCGATCCGCGTCTCGTCGAATACTTCGTTCGGCGAGCGGCCGCTCATCCCCTGCCCTCGGTGCGGCGCGTCGTTGTACTCGAGCACCTGGGCGCGGACAGCGTCGCGAACGTCGGGGAGGGTCGGCAGCAGCTCCGGATTCGAGTGCAGTCGCTGCGCGCGTTTGGTCCGCTTACCGAGCGCTCCGCGATAGCTCTCGAATCCCTTCCAGCACTGCTCGATCAGAGTTCGGAAGAGCCGCTCGATCGCCTTCGCCTTCGCGTTGTAGGGACGTGCGAACTGCACCCGGACGCCGAGCGCGAAGAACCGGTTCTCGAAGAACTCGTTGGACTCATCGGAGGTGACGGGCTTCCCCTCCCGGTCGCGCCAGAAGCGCTTGCCGAGCGAGGAGCGGTAGTCCTTCCCGTTGTCTACATAGGCGGCGTTGGGGAGCCCGTAGTTCTCGACGAGAGAGCGGAACGCCGTCAGGATCCGGTGAGAGTTCGGCGCATCGATCGACAGCTCCCAGGAGAGAATCTTGCGGGACCGCACGTCCATCCACGCGGTCAGCCAGGGGAAATGGACCTGACGGCATTCCTCGTCGTCGCATCGGACGCCGACGTCGATCTGATGGTGATCCGACTCGATCGTGTCGAGCGCGGGGACTGAGAGGTAATCGCGAGAGATGTAGGGGTAGATCTTCGCGGCGTCGTCCGCGCTCTCGCGGAAGGCCGCGCGCTCGAAGCGCGGGATGCCTGCCGCCAGGCGATAGAACGGAGCATCGGCCTCCGGAAGCTCGATCCCTTCTCCCTCGCAAAAGAGGCGTGTCTCGCGGATCGCGAATGCGACCGAACGGCAGTTCTCGTCGAGCCAGTAACCGAGGAAGACCTGGCGGGCGTCGCGCGGGATCGTCGACAACCCTCTCCTGCCGGAGCCGTCGTTGCCGTCAACGAGGCCGTCCATGCCGCGGTCGCGGAAGGCGCGATCCCATCGGCGGACGCTCGGAATCGAAACGGAGATCTCCGCGTGCTCCGCCCGGAATGAGGCGAGCCAGGCGTCCTGGCGCTCGGCGAGGGTCGGGCCGGCCGGCAGTCGGAGTCGGGTCGCCTCGCGCCAGGACAGCACCGCCTGGAGCCGGCGATCGGCCCGCTCCCGCACAGAGTCGGGAGCGGTGGCGTAGGAGCGCGAGTCTGGGGTGACTATCGCAGCACGTCCCGCCTGCCGATCGACCGCTTCACGCGGCGCGAGCTCGGGATGAATGGAGAGGACCTTTGCGGATGCGCCTGGGCGGATCGCGTCGAGGGAGGAGAGCTCGACCTCGAGCGCATTGCGACCGCGGCGCTTGCGGTGCTTCGCTTCGCGAGCGAGCCGGCGAGCGTGCCGATCGCTGATCGAGAGCGCCTCCGACAGCACGTCGGTCGGGATCCAGACCGCCGTCATCGGACCGCCGCCTTTCGCACTTGTTCGATCTCGATCGTGCGGTTCTGCCGGCGGACCAGCTGCTCAAAGGTCCAGTCCAGCGCCTTCTGGAGATCGTCTGTCCGGATTTCGGGAGCGGCTGCGAGAGTGGCGGCAACGTCTCCCGCCAGCACAAAGTCGAGCGCGAATTCGATCGCGGAGAGGCGCCTTGCGGTTAAGGCTGTACCGCGGCTCTTCACGACGCCCTCCGCTTTTTCCCCGGGGGCGTCACAAAGAGGTCTGATATTTGGATGGAATGATCACCCTTGAGGCGTCGGTAGGCATCGGTCACCGCCACCGCGCATTCCAGGCTTGGCTCTACTGAACCGTCTCGGACGTGATAAAGGTGGCGACGGGAAAAGCCTGACTCGCGCGCCAACTGCGACATGCTGACCCTGTCTCGGACGATTCGTTGCTTCAGAGGCTGGGGTTCCCCCCGGCGGCGGCGTAAGTTATGACGCATCGTCATGTGTCATATTTTACACAGTCGGAAAGGGGCGTCAACCCTTTTTCACTTGTGGGGAACCGGGGAAGTTGTGTAATTTACTTCTCACAGTGGAAGCCGGAGAGGCAGTCAAGAAGGAACGCGAGCGGCTCGGGATGTCCCAGGTCGAACTCGCGCGTGCGGCCAAAGTCTCCCGGAAGCAGCTGTATCTCTTCGAAAAGGGAGAGAACGTTTCGCTGGACTTTATTCGTCGGATAGCAGGCGCACTGAACCTGAAGTCCGTCCCTCTCGGATCCGATTCGTCCTTAGTTCTTCCTGAAACAGTTTCTTTGTCGCGCGCGCGTGCCGCAGCCGAGAAAGCGGCAGCCGAGATAGACAGATTCCTGAAGGAGTTGGATGCTCCGTCGCCGCCAGCAAGAAGCGCTCGGCGTAAAGCGCCCGAGCGCGACGTTCTCGAGTTTCCTCCGCCCGACGCTCCGTTCACCCTAGTCGACGAGCGAGCCTTCACACCTTGGGTTGATGTGCCGATCGGTGGGTATGTAGCCGCGGGCGCCGGGATTGACCTTCTCAACCAAGATGATGGCGAGACGGTCTCTATTCCTCCCGATGAACTGCCGGATCCGAAATGGGCAGTGCTTCAGGCGCGTGGCGAATCGATGGAGGAGTTCGGGATCCACGACGGAGACATCGTCTACGTTGAGCGGCGCACCGTCGCAGCCAATGGAGAGATAGTCATCGGCTGGCTCTCAAAGGAAGGTTTCGGCGAAGGACTGGTGATCAAGAAGTGGCACCGTCGCGGAGGGAAAAAGATGCTGATCTCCGGTAACCCGCAATACGAGCCCGTGGTGCTCGAGCCTGGAGACGTCTGGGAACTTCAGGCGATCGTCCGAAAGGTGGTCAAGCGGCAGGTGCGGACGATCGACTTCACGAAAATCAGCGGCTAAAGGAGCCTCCGATGGAGTGGAAGGTTCGGATTGAGGAAACGGAATACGTCGCACGTGACCTAAGCGAGTTGCGATCATGGAACTCAGCTGGGCAAATTCCCCCCGGCTCTTACGTCTTCCATCCAATGTTTCAAAAGTGGATGTATGCGCGCGATCTCGAAGAGTTGAGGGGAGGCCCAGTCGGGGCTCCTCCTTCGATGGCCGGGGCAGTAGCCGGGGTGCGAGCGCGAAGCGGAGTAGTAGATGGCGTGAAGCTAGGCGTCGGGATGTTCATTATTCTGCCGTTGATCATCGTGGTCCTCCTCTTCCTGCTTTCTTTCATGGGCGTCGCAACGTGCGCAGGGATAGCGTCATCGAGTGGTTCGCGCGGCAGCACTGCAAGCTCCCCGACGCTCACGCATCGAGAGCTGGAGCCTCTGATTCAATCTCTTGAAAACGTCGGCTATGGCGGGACTCCATCGCTTTTCGCTTCCACGCCGGTGATTCATGAATCGACTCTAAACCTCTACATCGAGCCAACCCATTGGTCGAGTCTCGAATACCGAGACCGGGCGAAACTCTGCGACGATCTAGCAGCGGTGAAAGCTTGGAAGGATTTCAAGACCATAACTCAAGTAAAGCTGTGGGCTCACCCTAAAGAGGTAGGCGTTTTAACCCGTTCCACCTCGGGTGGCATGTACTGTCAGTCTGCCAAATGAAATCTCCGTGTCTCTCTGTCGTTTACAATTTCGATAGAGATGCACCTCGGCGATCTCAGACGCGAGCTGTTCTATACACCCGAGACGGTCGGCCGCCGTCTCGGGCTTTCGCGTTCGGCGATCTATGCGCGGATCACCTCGGGCGAGATAGCGGCCAGAAAGTTTCACCAGCGGCCTGACTGCGAAGAGCCCTGCCACTGCCCTATTCGGATCTCCTCGATCTGGTTTGAGACGTACCTCCAGCGGCACGCGTCTTGAAGCTATCTCGGCGCCTTCCCGGCCATCGGCCCATCACTTCCATCACATCGATCACTTCTATCGCATTGATCACATCGATCACTTCTATCGCTGGAGATGTGCCCGCTTCCGCCCTAACGTGCTGACCGTGGTGTGAACGGTCTGATCGGTTGGCGGTACCCCGGCAACCCAAACGGGAGGGGCGGCGAATGCGACGGGTGGGCGCGTGTGATCGGGTTTTCGGTTTCCTCGGGAGGGCGGTCGCGCTCTCCCTTCTTCTGATTCTCGTGACCGCGCCGGCGCTCGCCGGTAGCGCGTCCGTCGCTGAGCCGCAGGCGGTGGAAGGCATGACGTCGATCGTGCTTTCCCCGCCTCGACTGGTCTACGCCGACACGGAGCTCTGGCAGACGCACCTCCTCATCCAGGCGAACGGACCGTCGAGGCTCCGCTACACGAACTGTTTTCAAGGGCTCTTCGAAGTGAAGCTCGGTGGATCCGGCGAGCCAACCCTCGCGACGGTGCCGAACTTCTCCCGCAATCTCTGTGCACCCGGCGACGCCGGGCTCGCGCCGATGGACGCCGATGGCGATCTCTCGGTCGTCACGCTGGCCGAGTTCCTCGATGCCGATACCGGCGACGTTGCCGCCTTCGTGATTCCGCCCTTGCGGTGGGCGATGCCGGCCTTCCGCCTCCGCGCGGACGCGATCCAGAGCGACGCCACCTACAAGACGTCGATCGCGCTCTTCAACGATGGGACAACGGATGCTCCGGTCACGCTGAGACTCTTCGACGCGCACGGCGCGCCGGCCGGTACCGAGTCAACGAACGTCCCGGCTAACGGCTTCGTCCTTTACGAGCTCGCGGGCGAGCTGCCGCTTGGCCGGCTCGAGCTCGAGGCCGGATACGCCGGCTTCGGCTTCGCGTCCGACTCTCCGGTGTACGGCTTCGCCGTGGTCACCTGGCGCACGGGCGGAAGCCCGCGCGTGGTCGAGCTCACTCCCATCATCCCGGCTCCGTCCGGCGGGGACTGACATTGAAGCCTCTCTGCACGCAGACGCGGGTCGCGAGCGCGCCATCGCTCGTGCTGGCGATTCACGGCATTCTCACCGGCCAGACCGACGTGAGCTGGCCGGATCGCTTTCACGCGTACCTCGGGACCGACGCGACGATGCTCAAATGTGAGTATCGCGCGGGACCCTTCCCGATCTGGAACCACTTCGTTCGCAACGGCCGCCTCGCGCGAGCTCGCGCGAATGAGATCGCGGAGATGTTCGAATACCGCCGGCGGGTCAGTCAGGCGCACGCAGATGTCGGCTCGCCGCGCCGCCTCGAAGACTTCCGGGTCGGCATCGTCGCCCATTCGAACGGCTGCGACATCGCGATCCGCACGGTCCGCGAGCTCGCGAAGCGCGGCATCCTCACAGATTCGATCGTGCTGACCGGGAGCGTGACGAGCCCAGACGTGAAGCGCTCCGGCCTGCTGGAGCTCATGGTAGAGAACGTCCTCGGCCGCGCCTATGCGTACTGCAACGGAGCCGATTTTCCGCTACGGCTCCCGTTTGCCTGGCCGTATTCGGATCTTGGCCGACGCGGATGGCAGGACGTTCCTGCCGCGTTCACGAGCCGGTTCGTGACGCGATGGTTCCCCGGCTACGGTCACTCCGGCTACTTCTCGCGCGCCAACCGCGACGCGACCTTCGCTCTCTTCCGCGAGGACCTGGGAATTCCTAGGAGCCGCTCGTGAGCAGATCAACCAAGCTTCGCGCCGTCCTCGCCCTCGGCGTCCTCCTGATCGCGGGAGTGCTGGGCGCGAGTGAGTCGATCGACCTTCCGACCCGAGGGGAGGAAGCGTTCCGGGCGCCGTGGCAGGACGGCGCGAAGGTTCTCCGCGTGGAAACGCTCGGTGCCCACCATGCCATCGTCACGATTTCGCCTGCGCGGATCGTCGACGCTCGGACGGTGACGCGCCGCGGCGCAGACGGATCTTTCATCGGTGAATACCAGGTCCTTCTCCTGGCCGACGAGTTCGGCGTCGCGACGACCGCGAAGCCGACTCGCGCCTGGTGGGACCGCGTCCTCGGGATCGAGCGCGGCGCTCCGCGCGAGCGCATGCCCGCGCCGCGACTGCCGAGCGCCGCAGACCGCCGCTCGCCGGGAGGTGCCCGGTGAACGCGCTGCCGCGACTCGACTGGTGGGAGTCCGAGGACCTCGGAATGGAGTCGAGGCACATGGGGCCAGGCGCAACGCACAGCGGTCGCGCGACCTCCTCGAAGGTGAGCTGGACGCTCATGTGTCTCGTTTCGATTCTCGCGTTCCTTTCGGGGGCGGTGGCGATTGCAGTGCTGACTACGGCTTGATGGGGGCGCGGGTGGAACCGTGGGTTTGGGGACTGATTGCAATTCTGCTTTCGGCAGCGATCGGCGGACTCGTGAACCTCTCGAGCCGCGCGGTTCGCGCTGAGGCGAAGGATGCGGCGGACGAAGTGAAAGGCGAAATCGCAGAGGTGAAGCTCGACCTGGCGCGGAACTACGTCCAGAAAAGCGATCTCGACGAGATGAAGAAGGGGCAGGAAAAGCTCCTCCAGAAAGTCACCTCGATTCAGATCCTTCTCGCGCGACGACTTCCGGGCGGTGATTCGATCGACGTGAGGGAGACTGATCTTGAAGGGTGACCGCGTCACGCTGATCAACGCCGACTCGACCACGGCGCTCAGCGTTCTCCCTCCGGAGAGCGTCGATGCGATCGTGACGGATCCGCCCTACGAGCTCGGGCTCTGCGGGAAGAAGTGGGATAAGAGCGGCGTCGCCTACAGCCGCGAGCTCTGGTCCGACGCGCTCCGCGTCGCGCGCCCGGGCGCCTACCTTCTCGCCTTCGGCGGGACGCGCACCTATCACCGGATGACCGCGGCCATCGAGGACGCCGGGTTCGAGATCGTCGACTGCCTCGCCTGGCTCTACGGCAGCGGCTTCCCGAAGCATCGCTCAAAGCTGAAGCCCGCCTGGGAGCCGATCGTCATGGCGTACAAGCGTGCCGATCGGGCGGCCCCGTTGCGGATCGAGGACTCGCGCGTCAACGACCGCTGGCCCTCCAACCTTCTTCTCGACGAGATCGCCGCCGACCAGCTCGACGAGGACTGGACGAAGGGAAAGATGCGGCCGAGCCGGTTCTTCTATATCGCGAAGCCTTCGGTTGAGGAGCGTGACGAGGGGATCACTTCGGCCGCCGGGATCCGCAAGCGTCGCTCGCAGCTCCTCAAGTCGCTCAAGGGTGCGGCAAAGCCGCGCTACAACGACCATCTCACCGTCAAGCCGATCGCGCTGATGCGGCACCTCGTCCGGCTCATCACGCCTCGCGGCGGAGTCGTCCTCGACCCCTTCACCGGGAGCGGCACGACCGGCTGCGCGGCTGTCCTCGAAGAGGTCCGCTTCGTCGGGATCGAGCGCGAGAAGCGCTCCTACCGCATCGCCGAGGCGCGGATCCGCCACTGGGCGGGGAGGGGCCACGCCTGATGGCGACGAAGGCGCGGAAGAAGCCGGTAGCGAAGCCGGCGAAGAAGCGGCGCGGCTCTCCGACCGGTCCGCCGGTGCGCGGCCGGCGCGGGCATTCGACCGTCGACCAGCAGGCCGGCCTCCGGGAGTACCTCGTCGAGCTCTACCTAGAGCGGCCGAAGCTGACCCTCGAAGAGAAGCTCGAGAAGATCAAGGCCACCGGCTACTACATCTCCCGGGCCTCGCTCGCGCGCTGGGGGATGGCATGGGAGATCGAGAAGGCGCGGAAGGACGTGATCGCCGAGATGGCGCGGGACTACACGTCCGGCGACGACTCGATTCTCGAAGTGGAGACCGCGACCTCGAACCTCGCACAGACCAAGATCCTCGAGCACCTGATCGAGAACGCCGGCGCGGAGTTCGACGAGAAGGCCGTCTCGCTCCTCACGCTCTTTCACCGGCTCCAGACCTCGGCCTCCGCGCGTGAGCGCGCGAAGCTCGCATTCAACCGCGGGGTGAAGAGCGCCGTCGCTCAGATCCGCGAGGAGATGCTGAAGATTCTTCGGAAGGATCCGGAGACGCTGCGTCGAGTACTCCGCGCGATCGAACAGGCTTCCGAGGGGGCGAAGCGATGAGCTTCCTCGCTGACTTCGAGAAGGACCTGCGGGCGAGCATGCCGGTCGGAGGCGATCCGAAGGCGCGCCCGTCGACGATTCAGCGCTTCCTCGAGGAAGACATCGTCGGCGATCGCGGCGCCTGGACGCTGACCGGGCATGAGCCGTTCGCCGGGATCCTCGCGCTGCTCGACGACATTCTGACCAAACGCCGGAAGGACATCGAGATCTCAATTCTCAAGGCCGAGCAGGTCGGCGCCTCGATCACGCTCCTCGGTCTGGCAACGCACCTGGTCGCCGATCGCGGGCTCGACGTCGGCTACTTCCTGCCGACGAACAACTTCGCATCAGAGTTCGGCGGCACCCGCCTCAAGCGGATGATCGCCCGCTCGGAATACCTCCGGTCGCTCATGGAGGATAAAGAGGCCACGAACCGCGCCGTCATCAAGCAGATGGGCGCGCACTTCCTCTACCTGCTCGGCCTCGAGTCGCGCCTCGGTGCGATCTCGAAGCCGCTCGACGCGCTGCTCAACGACGAGGTCGACGAGCTCCCGGTCGAGAACCTCGAGTGGGCGCAGGGGCGCCTCACGCATTCCGACCTTCGGCTGCGGATCAACTTCTCCGCCGGCTACACGCCCGGCGGCGGCATCGACCAGCTCTGGCAGAACGGGAGCCAGCACCGGTTCCTCGTCGATTGCCAGGCGAAGAAGTGCCGGCGGAAGGGGATCTGTCTCGAGGAGACATTCGCCGAGGCGACTCAGAAGAGCGCGATCCCACAATGCGTCGCGGAGATCCGCGGCCACTGGCGCATTGTCTGCCCGAGCTGCTCATCGCCGATCGACGTCTCGGGCGGCTACTGGCAGGCGACGTATCCAGAGAAGGCGGCAAAAGGGATCTATTCGTTCCGAATCTCTGCGCTATCGGTCGGCGCGATCGATCTCGATGGCCTCATGAAGCGCTACGTCGAGAAGGCGCTCCGGAAGCGGAGCGAGATGGCAAAGTTCCGCTCGGCCGTCCTAGGGATTCCGGATGGTGGCGCACTCCAGCCGATCACGGATGCAGTCCTGGCGGAGATGCGGGAGCCGTATTCTCTCAGCGCGCACGGTACGAGCGGCCGGCCTCGGTTCGCCGGGCTCGACCTCGGAGGGGATCTCTGTCACTTCCTGGTGTTCGAGCGTGACGATGCACGCCGGCCGCGGCTGGTCTGGCTCGAGGAGATCCCGAGCGATCTCGTGCGCCAGGTCGTTGTGCAGCGCTGCAGCGCGCTCGGCGTCGTGGGCGGCGTCTTCGATAAGAAGCCGCTCGTCACCGATGCGCGCGCGATCGTCTATGCGCTCGGCCAGAAGGGCGCACTGATCGACTTCGTAGAGTCGAGCGATCTCCGGATCGAGGAAGAGTCGCCCGAGGAGCCGAAGGGTTCGACCCGCCGTGACCTGTCTCACGTGCGCAAGTACCGTTGCGTAAAGATCAACCGCGATGAATCGCTCGATGAGTTCACCGCGGCGATGATCGAGCGGACCGAGGAAGGCGCATTCCGCGGCCTCCGGATCCCGGACAAGGAGCGGCTCGGCCGCGACCAGGCGGACGTCATCACCACGTTCGAGCGCCACATGAAGAATCTCCGAAAGGAGAGGGACCTCGACGCGAAAGGGCGAGCGATCCACCGGTACGCGAAGGCGGTCGAGAACCACTTCGGCATGGCCGGCAATTATGCATTCATCGCCGAGCTGATCGCGCGGCCGTCGCTCCCGTTTGAGTTCACGCCTGTCCCGATGGACCGCTCGACCGGTCGCCGCGGCGCGATGAGGAGAGTGCTCTGATGGCCGAGACGATCCTCTATGACGCCTACGGAGTGCCGGTCTCGACGGCGAAGCGGCCGCCCGAGAGCGTGGCGCAGATCGGCCGCGTCCGCGATCCGTTCTCGATGAAGGAGCTGCGGGACGTGACGCCCGAGCTCGCGGGCCGCCTCCTCCGCGACGACGCGCCTCTCCATGAGCAGCAGCTTCTGGTGAAGCGGATCGTCGAGCGCGATCCCCATATTGCTGCGGTCGTGCGTGACCTCGTGCTCGACGCCGCCTCGCTCGAATGGGACGTCCTCCCGTTCCGCGACGACGGCAAGAGCGGCGAGCACACGAAGCGCGCCGCCTGGGTCGCTGAGCAGCTCTACGCGATCGAGGAGTGGGACGACCTGCTCGAGCACCTCGTGTACGGCGAGTGCTATCCCTTCCAGGCGGCGGAGACCCTCTGGAACGACGAGTGGCTGCCGGCGGGATTCGAGCTCGTCGATGCGGTCCGACTCACGCGCGATCGCGACCGCAATCAGATCCGGCTCCTGACGAAAGATGAACCGCGTAAGGGGATCGAGCTCCCGGCGAACGGCTTCATCCTGTACCACCGGCGCGTCCCGCTCTGGAAGGCAGTCGTCATCCTCAACCTGATCAAGACGTTCTCGGTGACCGACTGGCTGGCGTTCGCGGAGAAGTTCGGCAAGCCGATCGTGACGGGGAAGTACTCCGACCCGAATCAGAAGGACTCGCTCCTCGACGCGGTTCGCGCGATCTCGGCCGAGTTCGTCGGCGTCCTGCCAGAAGGGGCCGCGATCGAGCTCAAAGAGGCGCAGCGTTACGGCACGGTGCAGGTCTACGAGAAGCTGCAGGGGTATGCCGACGACGCCGGCACGGTCCTCTTACTCGGGCACAAGCTGGTGGCGAGCTCGGATCCGGGATCCGGAACCCTCGCCGGCAACGGTGCGCGGAAGACGAACCTCAAGATCCTGCGTGCGGTCGCACGGCGCCTGGCATCGACCATTCGCTTCTATCTCATGCGGCCGCTGGTCGGGTTCCATCACGGATGGGACAAGACCAGCGAGCTGCCTTTCCTCAAGTTCAAGTGGGAGCCGCCGGAAGATCAGAAGGCGCTCTCCGACACCTACAAGGGATGGAACGAAGTCTTTGCGGCCGCCGGCGAGGCGATCGATCCCGATCACGTGCGCGAGGTTTCGGGAATTCCGAAGACCGTGAAGCGCCAGGCGCCGGCGTCTCCGACGACCGAGGATCCGGAGTCGAAGAAAGAGGCGCGCATCGAGGCGAAGAAGCCGCGCCTATCGACCACGGACGAAGTCGAAAGCGTCACCGCGCGGCTCGGCCAGCGCGCACTCGAGTCAATGACGGACGAGGTGCTCGAACAGCTCGAGGCGGCCGAGTCGATCGAAGAGTTCGCGGATCTGCTCTGGCAGAACTATGACGGCGTCGATACCGAGGACCTCGCCGAGGTGCTCTACGGATCGACCCTCGCCGCGCACGAGCTCGCCCGTCGCGAAGCCGACGAGGAGGCCGAATCGTGACGGTCTCCGTGCGCAAGCTCGACGTCCTCAAGCCCTTCGCCGAGGCGGTGAAGTATGCGCAGGAGCGCGTGCCGATGACGCGTCCGGACTTCGATGGTCTGTCGAGCGAGGCAAAGATGCGCGCCTTCACGATCGCCGGCGTCGCGCGGAGGCGGACGATCGAGGAGGCTTACGAGCGCGCGGTCGAAGCGATCGAAAAGGGGTGGACGAAGGAGGCGCTGGGTGAAGAGATCCGGAAGCTCGTCGCCGATCGCGAGGGAGTCCTGCTCTCGCGCGGCCACTCGGAGCTGATCTTCCAGAACCACCACAACATCTGCGTCTCGGCCGGCCGGTGGAAGCAGATGCAGGAGACGAAGGGGACACGCCCCTACCTCCGCTATCCGCTCGTGCCGAACGATGACCGCCTCTCCGACATCTGCCGGCCACTCCTCGGCCTCGTCGCCCACATCGACGATCCGATCTGGGAATCGATCTATCCGCCGAACCATCACCGCGACCGGCACAAGAAGCCGACCTCGCTCACCGAGGCGCAGGCGAAGGAAGCGGGGATCTACGAGGGCGACGGGCAGCCGTACCCCTTTGTCGACGGGCGACGGATCATGCCGGATCCCGGGTTCGACTCGCGCCCTGGTCTCGTCACGGCCGACGATCGCGCGCTGGTCGAAGCAGCAAACGCGATCGGCGCCGAGCTTCCGGCGAAGACGGCGAAGGATTACGGGCTCCCTGCATTGAAGGCGGTGGACGTGAAGACGCTCGCTCCCGCGCCGAACCGGTGGATCGATCTCGAGGACTTCTCGGACGCATCGATCGCCGAGGCCTGGACGCACTTCCAGAAGGAGATCGGCATCCCTTCGGACGGGACCAGCGTCTCGGTTCTCGACCTCTTCGGCGAGGGAGTGCGGGTCAACCGCGAAAGCTTCGACCGGATCATCGGGACGCTCAGGAGCGAGGCGGACCAGGAGCGGAAGAAGGACCGCGTGCGGTTCTTCTCCTGGATCCTTCCGACACTCGAGGAGCCAACCGAAGTCTGGCTCGTGCAGCGCGCCGGCGGGAAGACGCATCGCCGATACGTGAAGCTGTTCCGCGGCGATGACGAGAAGGCGAAGCCGATGCTGGCGATCATCGATCTCAGCCCGGACGGGTGGCTCATGGCGAACGTCTTTCGGAACAGCCGATGGAACAACCTAGAGCGGCAGCGCTCGGGCCGGCTGATGTTCTCGGCGCTGCCGAGAGAGGTGGGCGAATGAAAGGGACAGTGGAGCCTCGCCCTCCGGTCCGTCCTTCCGATCCGTTGGCAGCCGACGAGGGGCATCCGAAGCGGAATCAGACGGAGCAATCCGGCCGGCGCCACGGGAAATTCCTGGCGGCCCGAGGGGCGAAACAGGGATTTTGCGCGACGTTGCCGCCTGCGCCGCGACCGGTCGATGGGCGCGGGGTCGATACGGGTCGAGCAGGGATCGAGAAAAGTAAGCCCGAGTAAGGGCCAAATCCGGCCGATTCGGACCGGTCGGCTGGGTGGAGAAGACGAATGACACGGAAAACGGGTGTGAAGGGGCTGGATTCGGGGCGTTTTGGCCTGGCGGCCGGGCCGTGGACGGCGATCGCCGCCGCGGACGGCCGAGCGATCGCCACGATCGGCGGCGAGCCGCCGGAGAAGATCCTCGTCTTTCCCCATCCGAACTGGCAGCTCGTCGACGACGAAGACGGAAAGCACCTGATCACCGACGCCGAGTCGCGCGCTGCCGTTATCGAGCACTGGAAAAAGCACGGCGTCGACATCGTCATCGATTACGAGCATGAGTCGACGACCGGCCGGAAGGCGATCGCCGCCGGGTGGATCACGGCGCTCGAAGACGCCGGGGATAAGGGACTCATTGCGACGGTCGAGTGGACCGAGGACGCGAAGGCGGAGATCCGGAAAGGTCAGTACCGCTACCACTCGCCGGTCGCGATCTTCGACAAGAAAACGCGACGGGTGGTGGCCCTTCACTCGCTCGCTCTCACGAACACCCCGCGAACGAATAACCAGGCGCCGATCACCGAACAGATCGCGGCGTCTCTCATCGCGAACTACGAACGCAAATCTGCCAAGGGAGGAATGGGCATGAGAGATTGGATGCAGTCCCTGATTTACATGTTGAATCTGCCGTACACGGCGACGGCGGAGGAGGTCCGCGAGCACGGGCAGCGGATGCTCGATGCGGTCGGCGACTCCGAGAGTGCGGCCGACAAGCCGGCCAGCGGCGAGACGATCGCCGCGGCGATCGGCTTCGTACCCGAGACCGAGGTCGAAGCCCGGGTCGAGGCAGCACTCAAGGAGAAGGGCGAGGCGGTCGCATCGGCCGAGGTCCTCACCCTTCTCGGCGTCGAGGCGGACGCGGATCTCGCGAGCGTGACGGCGGCCGTCATCCAGCTCCGCCACCCCGACGGCATGGTCCCGGCGGAGGAGCACGAGAGCGTGCTCGCCAGGCTCGCCGAGCTCGACGAGACGGCGAGGACCGACCGGGTCGAGAAGCTCCTTGCCTCGAACACGACCAAGCTCACGCCGGCGACGAAGGAAGAGTTCCGGAAGATCGCGACCTCGAACTTCGCGCTCGCCGAGGCGACGCTCGCGAAGATGCCGGAGCTGCGCAGCAAGGGCTCCGTCTCCGCGACCACGGCGCCGCCGGCAGCTCCGGAGCGCGAGACGCAGAAGGCGACGATCGAGACGCCGGAAGGCGAGCGCCTCGTCGATCCGGACAAGGCGGCGATCGTCGCGCGCAACAAGGAAATCATGAAGGAGAAGGGCGTCTCCTACACCGCGGCCAACTCGCTCCGCATCAAGGAGCTGGCGACGGCGAAGTAAGCCCTCTCCACAACGAGACCTGAACCCAAGAACGCAACCCGACTGACGAAGAAGGAGAGACGAACATGAAGAAGGGCGGATCCAGACCCATCCTGACGATCCCGCGGAACCCGGCGGCCGCGGTCACCGAGAACCGGTTCATCGGACTCAATGGAAGCCAGATCACCGTCGCCGGCACCAGGGCGCTCGGTGTCTCGCGCGACGCGGTTTCCGCCGAGGAGCTCGTGGCGGTTCCCGCCAAGGCGGTGCCGGTCACCGTGATCGGCACCGAGCTCGTAGAGGTCGGCGCCGGCGGATGCGTTGCCGGGACCTACGGCACCTCGGACGCGACGGGCAAGGCGATCACCGCCGTCACGGCCGGCCACGCGAAGAACTGCATTTTCCTCGAGACCGGCGCGGCCGGCGACATCGTCGAGGTTCTCCTCGGCAGCGACTACGGCGTCGTCTGATTCGGCGCCTCAACCTGACGTGACGTAACGCAATTCGATTTCGAACATGACGCCCAGAGGGGCGGATGGGAGGAAGGGAAATCATGGGCAAGCTTCAGGAACTGAGGGTGGTCGATCCCCATTCGACCGAGCTGGTGTCCGGCTACCGGGCGCCGAACCTCGTGGGCGTCGGCGAGATCATGCCGATCGTCGAGGTGAACAAGGAGGCCGGCGTCTACACCGAGTACGGCCCGGATGCGTCGGTGATCCATGCCGGGCTCGAGCAGCCGCTCGGCAGCGCGCGGAAATACATCGATATGACGGTCGCGAAGGGCGACTACCGCGCCGTGAAGTTCGGCGTGAACGTTCCGCTCTTCGACGAGGAGGGCGAGGAGGTCGCCGACCGCTCCGCCTGGGAGGACCGAAAGTCCACCTTCGGCGCGCACGTCATGCAGCTCTTCATGGAGAAGACGATCGCCGACTATCTCCAGAACCCGGCGAAGTACGCCGTCGGCTACAAGGCCGCGCTCGTTGGCGCGGCTCGCTGGAACGACTTCGTTGGCTCCGATCCTCTCGCGGACGTCACCGCGATGCTCGACGCGCTCGAGCTCGTGCACGACTGCGAAGCCGACGAGCTCAACATCGCGCTCGGCCCCAAGGTTTACTCGAAGCTGCGCAATCACCCGCAGCTGAAGGTGACGGCGGCGAACGGTGACGCGCGCAATCCCACGCTCGCCGACCTCGCAGCCAAGTTCGGCTGCAACGAGGTGAAGGTCCTCCGCGGGAAGTTCGCCGAGACCTTCAATCCGAAGGACCCGCGGGCGACGATCTTCGCCCACCTCTGGGGGAAGGTCGCGATCGGCTACCGCCCGATGGTCCAGCCGACGATCGATCAGCCGCTCTGGGGCGCGATCACGCGCCGGAAGGGGTACCCGATCACCGAGGAGTATCGGAACAACGAGATCGATGCCGAGGTGAAGGCCGTCAAGGACAAGTGGGGTCTCCACGTCCGGGCAGACAACCGCGGCTATCTCATCTCGGACGCGATCGACTGATTCGTTTCAGCGTTCGCCGCGAGGAGGCGACTCCGGTCGCCTCCTCATTCGAGCGCTCCAGCGAGAAAGGGAGGAACGAACCATGTCAGGAAAGACGCAGCAGCAGAAGAAAGAAACCACGAAACCAGCCGAGACGACGGCAGCGACCGACACTCCGAAGGAGGTCGTCCCTGCTCCGACGCCGAAGCCGAAGCGCGTGAAGCGGTACGAAGTCGCCGGCCGGATCCGCCTCGGTAAGGCCGACGTGCGCGAGCCGGGATCGACGATCGCCGAAGGAGAAGTGCCGGCGGCGCAGATCGAGAAGCTGCTCGGGAGCGGCTTCCTCGTCGACACCGACGCACCGGTCTCTCCGAGCGAGGCGTCGAAGACGGCCGCCTTCGATCGCCTGGCCAACCTCGCCCGCAAGGTCGGGGCTCTCAAGACGGACGGTCCGGAGTATCGCCTGGGCGAGGAGACCTTCGTCGGGACGGCGGCATTCCGCGCCGGCGTCACCCTCGACCAGCTCGAGGCGGCGATCCTGGCGAAGTTCGACGAGTGACCTGACCGGGCGCCGATCGGATCCGATCGGCGCCCATTCGATGCGCGAGGGAGAGGGAGGCGCGAGTGGCGCTGGTGACCAGATACGAGCTGACGCAGGCGATGCTCGAGGGCGTTCTCGAGAAGTCGGCGCTCGCCGAGCTGACCGACAGCCCGGACGAGAATCCGACCGAGGCGGGACTCAACGTGGCGTTCAAGCTCGCCGAGGATGAATTCGAGAGCTACGCAGCGATCTACCACCCCACGCCCGTGCGAACGGCGGATGGCAGCGTTCCGCCCTTCGTGCAGTCGCAGCTCGCACAGCTCGTCGTCTACTACCTCCTCTCCCGCAAAGGCTGGCTCGGCGAGAGCGGCAGCTACAGCTACTTCCGGCCGATCCGGAAGGACCTTCTTGCCTGGATGCGATCGCTCGCCCACCCGGACGGAGGTCGCCGCACGCTCATTGCCGGCGCCGTCGAAAAGTCCGTTCCGGAGAACGCCGCAGCCGACGAGGTCCTCTTCGAGGCTCCCGAGCCGCTGCGGATGACGCGGAGCTCTCTCAAGGGGGTGTTCTGAGATGGCCTTGAAGTTCGAGGTGCTGATCGACGGGCAGCCGCAGCTCGTGAAGGAAGTTCAGGGCGTCGCGGCTCGGCTCAAGGACCGGCGGCCGGCTCTCCGGTTCATCGGCGAGGAGCTGCTCGTCATCAACGAGGACCGCCTGTCGCGCGGGCTCGACTTCGAAGGCAGGCCGATGAAGCCGTCGAAGCGCGCCCAGGCGACAGGCGGCCAGACGATGGTCGCCGAGGGAAACCTTCAGGGCTCGCTGCACACCTCGGTGCGCGGCGGCGACCTCGACCTCTTCTCGAGCGACATTCGCGCTGCGGTCCACTGGTACGGGAAAACGATTCTGCCGAAGGCAGGCGAGTATCTGACGATCGTCTTTCAGGGCGAGAACGGGCTGGAGTACCGGAAGGTGAAGAAGGTCGAGCTGCCGGAACGCCGCTGGTTTGGGGTCAACGAGGGAGGCGATCTCGCGATGGTCGGGAGCGTCATGGGCGGCTGGGTGCTGGAGGGAAGACTCGGATGAACGGATACGAAAAGACGGCGCTGCTCGAGCGCGCCGACCTGCTGCACCCCTACTTCCAGCCGATCGTTCGCGAGGCAGTGAAGCGCTGCTACGAGCGCGGGTTGTACGTCTTCATCATGCAGGGGCGCCGCTCGGCCGAGCTCCAGGCGTGCCTCTATGCGCAGGGGCGGCTCGCCGCCGGATCGTCGTTCACCTACAGCGGCCTGCTCGTCACGACGCGCGTCGAAGGCGACGTCGTCGTCGCCCGCTGCGGCAAGGAGTCCACGCGCGTAGCCAAGTCACGCTGGAGCCGCCGCGTGACGAACGTCCTGAGCTCCTGGCACATCGAGGGGCTCGCGGTCGATCTCGGGTTCCGCTCCGGACCCGACGCGAAGGATGCGCTGAACCTCGACCTCGACAAGCGGAAGGCCTGGGGGGAGATCGAGAGGGTGTACGCGGCGATCGCCGGCGTCTGGCTCGAGGTGTCGCCCGACTCCCGCTGGGGTAACGACTGGGACGGTGACGGCATCCCCGTGAAGCTGGATCCTGACGAGAAGCTCGTCGACATGCCGCACTTCGAGTGGCATCCGGGACGGACTCTCGCCCAGGTGAAGAAAGGCGACTTCCCGCCCTTCCCGCGGCAGTGCCCTCGCTGCGACAACTTCCGCGCCGCCTTCGTCGAGCAGAAGGACCCGCGGGGCGGCTGGATCGTGAACGTCTGTTCGGATTGTGCCGGGCGCGATCGCTCGGTCGATCCGAAGTGTGTGGGGCTCAAATGACGCCGGACTACGACGACTTCGAAGCTGAGGTGCAGGGGCGCCTCAAGGCACAGATCCCCACGCTTCGCCGCGCGGAGGGGGCGGACGATCTCATGTCGGCTCTCCAGGCGTCCGGCAATGTGCCGGCGGCGATCACGATGACGGCCCGGGTGAGCTCCGAAGGACGCCTCGTCATCAATTCCAAGGCGCAGACCGAGGACGTCGAGCTGGCTGTCGTCATCGTCACGGAGAACTTCGGCTCGAAAGCATCCGGGCGCAGCTCGAATGCGGCCATCCGTCGCCAGGCAAAGATCGCGCTCGTGGACTGGAAGCCGACGGGGGCGCAGAAGAAGGTCCGATTTCTCAGCGAGCGCTTCTTCGCCAGGTCGAACGTGCGGGTCGCGTTCGAGCTCAGGTTCTCAACTCAATTCATTTCAGATTACACGGCATAGGAGGCAGACATGTCGAAGGGAAAGAGCACCGAAGTTCAGCCCGAGGAAACGAGCCAAGCCCCGGAGCCGGTCGAGGTCACGGAGGAGCCGAAGGAAAAGACGGTGCGGATCCGCTACGACGGGAATTACCCGGTGCTGGCGATCGCCGGCGCCGGGCGGTTCACTCGCGGCGACGCGAAGGGATGCGAGGTTCCGGTGCAGCTCGCACCGCACATTCTCAAGAAGCCCGGATTCTCGAAGGTCAAGTAACAAAAACCAGCAACGTGCCTGACGGCGAGTCGCCGGCGGGAGTGATGCGAGAGGGAGGCAGGCAACTATGTTCAGTCAGGAAGAAGCCCAGTATGCGCTCTACGCCCAGGCAGCGTTCGGCGTGGTGCCGGCGACCGGCATTTTGATCCCCGGCGAGGCCGCGTTCAACGCGACCCACACCCGGAACAAGCTCGAGAACCCGCAGCTCTTCGCCGACGGCCGGAAGCGGAAGTTCGCGCTCGGCAATCACGCGACCGAGGCCAGCGGGAGCCTCGTGCCGAACCTCAGCTTCATCGGCCACCTGCTCCGGGCGGCCGCGGGAGCTCCGACGACCACGGGAGTCGGAGCGCCATACAGCCACGCTTACGTGCCGGAGGTCGGGCCGCCCCTGTACCACCTCATCGAGAAGGGGATCGTCGGCCAGGGGCTCTGGCGCCGGTATCTCGACATGGTTCTCGCCTCGCTCTCGATGGATCTTCCCGTCGAGGGGATCTGCACGGCCAGCACGAGCTGGGCCGGGTCCGGCGACATGCAGAAGAACGCCGCCGCGATCGACGCCGCCGCGGCCGAGATCATGGGCGACCCGGGTGAGTACGCGAACATCGCGCTCACGATGGACGCGGTCGCGACGACCGACATTACCAGTCTGAGCGTGAACTTCGAGCGCAGCGTCGTCTGGAAGCGCGCTCACAACGGCAACGGCAAGGCGACGGCCGCGCGCATCGGAGCGATCGGCGTCTCTGGGACCATCGAGGCCTACTTCGAGAGCGAGGCCATGGCGGCGAAGGCGGAAGCCAAGACGCTCGGCGAGATCAAGGCGACCCTCTCGAACGGCGCCGACTCGCTCGAGACGCTCCTGCCGGAGATCCAGCTTGAAATCGCCGACTGGCAGCGGACGGACGACGGAATCATGATCACGTTCAACTACGACTCCGTGTACGCCGGCAACGTCGACGCGCCAGTCAAGTGGACCCTCATCAACGCCGTCGCCAGCTACGCGTGATCCCTCGCGGCGGCTCCCGACTAGCGGGGGGCCGCCGCACCGTAACTCACTCGACAAGGAGGAAAGGACAGCACATGCGAAAGACTCTCTCGGTCCTCTTCCTGGTCGTGGCGCTCATGCTCACCACGGCATGCGCCTCGACCGGGCCGCCCGCGGAGGTGGGCGAAACGCTCGCTGCGGCGTGCGACTTCTACACCGACGCGCGTCCCAACGTGGTCGCCTATCGCACCTGGGCGATCGCTCACTGGGACGACCAGGTGACACTCGAAGACGGCACGGCAACGCCGCTTATCCCGGATAGGCAGAAGACACTTCTTCTCGATCTGGATGAGCACCTGCCGAAGCTCGACGAGGTCGGCCGGACGATCTGCAGATTCCGCGACGTCGCCGCCATGGCACGTGCGAGTCCCGGCTTCGATTGGTCTCTCTTCATTACGACCACGCTGCGATTCGCGACGGTGGCCGCGCAACTTCGCGCCGACGGAGCGATCTGATTTCGAAAAGGGCGGCGCCGGGATCCGGCGCCGCCTCCCCGGTTCTCCTCGGCCGAGCGGCCATCCGGCTCGGCCGAGGAGATTCGAGGAGGGAGACCCAGCACATGCGAGTGTTCAGAGAGCGAGTGTTCAGATGCGAGCATCCGGACGGAGGGGTGTTCTACCTCCTGCCGGCGAAGGGCGACGAGCTCAAGGAGCTCGCCGAGTTCGTGACGACGGAGTACGTCACGCACGACGGTCAGCTCGTCTACAACGTGAAGACCGGGATGCCGGTCGCGAAGACCCGGCAGAACGTCGACGCCGTCATCGATCGCGCGATCCGGAAGGTGAAATCGATCGAAGCGATCAACGAGCAGCTCGACGACGGGACCTCCGTCCCGATGGCATCGACGCAGGAGAACATCGAGTTTCTCGTGCGCAGCTACATCGGAACGACCGAGGCCGAGGTCCGGATCCCGGTGGAGAACCCGAAGGAGGGCGAGCCGACGCATCGGATCGAGAAGCGGGCCGTTCCTCAGCCGCTCTACGTCTGGATTGCCGAAGAGGTTCGCCGGGTGACGGATCTTCTGAGGGAGGAACAGCGAAAAAACTCCTGACCCACGCTGAGTGGTATTTCGGGCCGCCGCCGAAGTCGCCGAAAGCGCGGCTCGCTGCAGCCCGGGAGAAAGAGGCAGAGCTCAGACGTGGGATCAGGCGCCAGAAGGTAGAGGTGAAGACGCCGCCTCCACTCGTCTTTCCGGAGGCGCGGGAGGCGTGGCAGATCTTCGACGCGGTGCGCTCGCAGGTGATCGCGAGCTCCGGGTTCGGGGTGGTGATGATGGGGATCTCGCACGAAGCGGTGTTCAGGCAGCTCGAGCTCCGGCGGATCCCCGAGGAAGACCGGCTCGAGATCTTCGACATGGTCCGGATGCTCGAGCGGATGTTCGTGACTTGGTTCAACGGGCGGCAGAGGGGGAAGCGTGGCTGACCAGGTGATGACGATCCGGATCCGCACGAAAGCGGACGGCACGGTCGAGATCGAGAACGTCGCGAAGGGACTCGACAAGCTGGGCAAGGAAGGGGCCGAGGCGGCCAGAGGCGCCGACCAGGCCTCTCGTTCGATGCAGTCGCTCTCCGGATCGATGTCTTCCGCAGCGTCGGCCGTGAAGGCATTCATCGGCGCCTGGGCGATCAAGGAGGTGGTGACGGGCGCCGCCTCTCTCGTGAGGACCGGCATCGAATACAACTCGATGCTCGAGCAGAGCAGGCTCGGCATCGCTTCTCTCGTTTCCTCCTTCGGTGAGATCGTCGATGCTCAGGGGCGCAGGGTCGAAGGCGAGGCCGCCTGGCAGGCTTCGCTCGCAATCTCGGAAGAGATGCAGGAGCGCCTGAAGATCAAGGCTCTCCAGACGACCGCCGAGTATGAGGACCTCGTACAGGCGATGCAGTTCAGCGTCGGTCCGGCGCTTCAAGCTGCCTTCGATCCTGAGCAGATCGTAGAGTTCACGACCGCCGTCGCGCAGTCGGCCGGCGCGATCGGCGTGCCGATGCAGCAGCTCGGCCAGGAGATCCGGGCGCTCTTCCAGGGGGACATCGGCCCGGACTCGCGCCTGGCGCAGATGTTCTTCTCCGGCCAGAAAAACGTGCGTGCGTTCGTCCAGGAGCTCAAGGACTCCGGCAAGTTCTACGACTTCATGATGGAGAAGATGAGCTCCTTCACCCGGGCCGGTGAGGAGATGAGCAACACCTTCGGGGGCGCTCTGTCGAACCTGAAGGACGCATTCAGCCAGGCGCTCGGCGCGGCTACCGAGGATCACCTCAGCCCTGCCACTCAGATGCTGCGCGAGCTGACTGCGGAGATCGTTCATTTCGATGAGGCTGGAAACGCGACCTTTAACGAGGACTTCCTCGCAGGAGTCGAAGCGATCGCGACCGCCTTCTTTTCGGTGGCCAAAGGTGTGGTCCAGTTCATTCAGGATCTCGACGATCTGAAGATCACTTATGGCTCCTTCTTCGAGGCGGTAAAGCAGTCCTACAAGGAGGCGGAAACCTTCCGCACGAGCTGGAAGAGCATGATTCCGGGAGCCGATGCCGCGAACCGAGCCGACCTGATGATGGGCTTCGGCGACCGCTGGATCCAGATCGAGCGCGAGATGCGGGCCGAACAAAACGCCAAGCGCGCGCCCGGTCCGGAGCTTCACAACTTCCCGCCGACCCCGAAGCCGACCGTCACGGCGGCGGGCGGTGGATCGGGAGGCGGCGAAGACGATGCCGCACGCAAGAAGCTCGAGAAGCTCGACGAGATGCGCGAGGACTACCTGCGCTGGGTGGAGGACTTCCGCACCGAAGCCGAGGCCGCCGGCGATCCCCTGGCCGAGACGCTGGCCAAGATCGAGAAGGACCGGCGCGCGGCGATCGACAAGTTGGAGGACACGCAGAAGAAGCTCAAAGGCGTGATCTCGCCCGGCCAGCTGGCAGCCGATCGGGAGATGGTTAACGCCGGTTTCGATGACCGCGCGCAGCGGGCGATCGACGAGGACATGAAGAAGGCGCTCGCGGAGGCCGAGAAGGCTCTGCTCGAGCACCTGGGAGTCCGCGCTGAGATCAACGCCCAGGCTGTCGAGGATCACCGGGCGACCGAGGAGATGCGGGCGGCCATCACGGCGAGCATCGAAGAGGAGCGAATCGCCGCGATCAAGGACGTCATCGAGCGCGAGCGCGAGGAGCGAGTCCACGCGGCCGAGGAGTGGGCTGAGGCCGAGCGGTCGCGCGCCCAGGAGTCGCTCAAGACGGAAGAGCAGCGCGAGGAGCTCCTCAAGCGGCTCGGAGTCATCGAGGCCGAGCGGATCCGCTTGGTCGAGCGGGCGCACGCGGACGCCGAGCGGAAGAAGCAAGAGCAGATGACCGGCACCGCGGCGTGGGCGGAGAAGGTCAACGAGCAGATCACCGCCTCCTTCATGAGCACGGCCGACGCGATCGGCTCGGCGCTGGTTGAGACGACGGGTGCGCTGCGCGGCGCCTTCGACGAGATGTTCGAAGGGCTGTTCTCGGGCGACGGCGACCTGATGAGCGTCTTCGAGAACTTCACGAAGAACCTCCAGAAGATCTGGTCGCAGCGGATCTCCGACATGTTCACCAAGGCGATCACCCAGGGCGAGTCGCTCGGTTCGCAGTTCAAGGGCATCTGGGACTCCATGCAGGGTGGAGGCGTGAACGGCGCTCTCGCCGGCGCCGGCGTCGGCTCGATGGTCGGCGGGATCTTCGGGAGCGAGGACAACCATGGGGGGCTCGGCGGGACGATCGGCGGCGCGATCGGCGGCGCCTTCGGACCGCTCGGCGGGATCCTCGGGTCGCTGTTCGGAACCCTCATCGGATCCCTCGTCGAGAAATCTCAGGACTGGATCAACGTCGCCATTCAGGACGGCGTCACGAGCGTCGCCGAGAAGGGGATCAGCCGGGAAGGGCGGTACGCCCTCACCGGTGACATTCAGGATCACCTCGACGATCTGACCAAGGGCTGGACCGACCTGATCGAGATGTTCCCGGAGGAAGTCCGCGAGCGGATGCGCCAGGCGGTGGGCTCGATCGACGCGACGACGCGCCTCGAGGCGGACGACATCTCCGACGACAGCGCCTTCCTCATGCTCTCGGACTTCCTCAACGAGGAGCTGCCGGCGGCCGTCTTCGACGCCTACAAGCCAGCGCTCGAGATCGGACTCGAGGCGCTCGGCGTGGAGACGGCGCAGCTCGGTGAGCTCATGGAGTACTGGGGCAGCCTCACCGGCGAGGAGCTCCGCGCGGCCGTGATGCAGTACGTCACCGTCCTGACGGACTCGATCGAGCTCGGCGACCTCCTTTCCGCTCCCTTCGAGGACCGGCTCGGCGAGGCGCGCCGGCGTTCGGGCATGACCGGTCTCGATCGGATCAAAGAGGCCGACTCCCAGATCGCGACGGCGGTGGCCTCTCTCGCCGGGCTCGATCTCGAGGACCAGGTCGCCGCCCAGGCGCGGATCAACGACATGGCGCGGCAGCGCTACGAGATGGAGATCCAGTACCTCCAGCAGATCGACGCGATTCAGAAGTCGATCCACGACTCGATCCAGGCGCAGCGCGAGCAGATCGAGATGGCCGGCCTCGACGATCCCGGCAAGATCGAATACATCGAGGAGCGGCTCAACTCCCTACGGACTCAGCTCCTCTCCGCAACCGATCCTCAGGAGATCCAGGAGCTGGTGCAGAAGATTCAGGGCTACGTCGGCCAGGCGTTCAGCCTCGCTCCGGATGATGCCGCGCTCCGCGATCAGCTCCTCGGCGTTCTGGGCGACACCGAGGCCTTCGCCACGGAGAAGCTCCAGGCCGCCCGAGAGGCGGCTGCGGCGCAGGACCAGCTCGTCGCCGACACGATGCTCGAGGCGGCCGAGCTGCTCAAGGGAGCGGCCGACGCGCTCACGCCAGGCGATCCTCTGCCGGATCCGATAGACGGCGACGTGCCGCCGCCTCTCAACCCGGACCTGCCCGAGAATCAGATCGGAGTCACCTCCGACGCGGTCCTCGCGGAGAGCCACGCCCAGACCGCGCTCCTCGAAGACATCCGCTCCGCACTCGAAGCGCTCAAGGATCAGAAACCGGTGATCGAGGTGACAGGCGATGTGAAGGACTTCATGGATGGCGTCGGTCTCGCGCTCCGAGCCGCGGCCGCGAATGATGCGATCCAGACGATCCGCAAGAACCGCCGATCGATCGAGGGGAACTTCTGATGGATCCAGCGATCGTTGCCATCCTGGCCGATCCCACGATCCGGACCAACTTCGTCTTCGAGATTCAGACGGACCCGGTGCGCCTCTGGTGTCCCTTTCCGGGCGGCCTCACGGTTGGCGTCGTAGACGCGAAACTCCCTCACGTGCGGGTAAGGTACGCCGCCGGCTTCCGGCCAGTCCCATGCGAGCATGTCTCCAATGAACCGAAGATTCAGAACCTCGGGCGGCGCGGGGATCGCCGCGTTCGCGTTGAGAATCACCGGATCGGAGAGGATCCCCGCCGCGCTCCGGCTGCGAAGAGTGATCTGCACCGCAGCCCCCTCGGTCGCGGGCAGCAGGACCGGTCCGGTGCGCGAGTCCGGCGCTTCCCGCTCCGTCCCTCCGTCGATCGAGTAGCGGATCTCGACCGCGTCGAAATACAGCGCCGTGATCGGATCCCATGTGACTCGGGCGCGCACGTGGTGCCCGGTGTCGTCGTCGTACCCCTCGACCACCGCCTGGGCGTTCGCCGGCGGCGGCAGCGCCCCGCCCGGGCTGGGCACGACCGAGGCGATCGGCGAGGCTTCGGCGAGCACCTCTTCGGAGAAGCGAGCGTCGGAGTACTCCACCAGTAGCGGCCGGCAGGATCCATCCGGCAGCCGCTCGATGTCTCGCACGCGGAAGGGCTGCGGACCGAGGCCGAAGGCGCCGATAGAGAGGTCGATCACGTCGCCGATGACGCGCTCTCCGAACAGCGGCTTGAAGTGCGGCGAAGCCGTGAAGTCGAAGAAACCGTTATTCGCCAGGTACACCGCGAGGCGCTTCGCGCGGCCGCGGTTGTGGATCCACGGCAGATCGTAGGTCGCCGTCCGGCGATGCGCCGGGTCGAGCGCCTCGACCGTCATCGCCTCCTCTTTAGCCTGGGCATCCCAGACGTATACGGCGGCGGGATTGGGCCAGATCGTCTCGAGGTGAACCTCAGTGAAGCGGATGACGACGTGGTTCGGCCTCTCTTCGTCCGACCGGCCGGCCGGAGGGTCGGCGAGCAGGAGGTCCGCATCGGAGTAGCTCGCGACGACCGCGGCGGGGCGGTCGCTGTACGGCTGGATCTGTCCTCCCGATCGCGGCATGTAGCCGTCCGTTAGGAGCTGGAACACGCGGTCCCAGTCGTCCGGAGTCGCTTCGTTCTCGATCGACAGATGGGACTCGTATCGCGGCGATCCGTCCGCCATTACCTCGTCGGCGACATTGCAGGCGGTGATCAGCTTCGCGGTGTTGATCTCGGCCGTCGCGCGAGCTCGGCCGAGCGGATGCGTGGTCCACTCGTACCACTGCACCCACGGGTTGGTCGACCAAGGCCTCGTGCCGGTTCTGGGATCGAGCGGCTTCATCGCGCGATACTCGAACTCGATGGCCGGCATGCCGTTGGGGAAGCGGGCTCCGATCTTCCGAAAGACCACTACGGAGTAGGCGACTCCACGCACGGGCGTCGAGCTGCCGTTGTGGTAGACGTCGTCCTCGCGGATGACGAAGTCCTCATTCCAGCTCGGGTCGACGGCGGCCAGGTTCGGGTCCACTCCCTGGGTCGTCGTCCCGAGGTGGTGCCACACCTCGACGGATCCGAGGTCCGGCGGCTTCCCGTCGATGGACATCCCCAGCATCGCGTCGATCTCTCCGACACAGTGCTCGATCACGAGCCAGACGTCCTCGTCATAGAAGGAGTAGCCCGCGACGGTGACCGGCTTCACGAAGACGTACTGGAGCTTTCCCGATCGCTTCTGGAGCCCGAAACGGAACGGCACCGGCCCCTCGGCCGCCGAGGTCGGGATCTGCGTGTCGAACGGCCGCGTCTCGGTCGTGACGCCCGGCTTTGGCGGATGGGCGTCGTCCTCCTGGACCGGATCGGGAGTGAGGTTCAGATCCCAGCCGCGACTGACGGGGCGCCGCCTGGTCAAGCGATCACCTCCGCGATGACGATCCCGGAGATGCCATAGATCGACGCCTCGACCCGCCGGTCGGCGATCGCGTTTTCGTCGGGCTCGTAGAGCGCCGCGACGCGGTCGCGGAAATCGGCCGCGTCGAACCGGAGTTCCGCGCCGTTCGTCGGCGCGACGTCGAACGTCACCTGGTCCTCGCCGTCCGGGCCGAGGCCCGGGGTCCGCGTGAACGCGACCGTCGGCACCCCGGCAACGCGGACGACGAGCCCCTCGGCGTCCTTGCCGGAAAGATAGAAGATCGTCGTCGCGCCGTCACCGGTGCCGAAGAGCGCGTTCGTCCTCTTCCGCGGCAGCGGATCGAAGAACGTCCAGCCGACGAAGGCGCGGTTCAAGTCGTAATGCTCCAGCAGCGCGTCCTGCTCGGATCTATCGAGGACCGAGAGGTCGATCGACCAGACCCGCTGGTTGAACGGGTGCGGCTCATACAGCTGATAGCCGCCGGCGGCGTCCCGTGCGCCTCGAAGGAACGGCCGCCAGCGGCGATCGACGGACTCGGGAGCGAGATCGGGGAAGGCGGTCATTGCTGAATGGTCTCCAGTCGCAGCCAGCCGATCTTTGAGCCCGGCGCCGGCGGCGTGTGTGAATGCATGACGTCGGCGGAGCGAAAGCGCGGCAGCTTCGCCCGCGACTCGGCGTCGCCGCGGCAGGTGAAGACGACGCGGTTGCCCTCGAAGCGCGGGCCACGGATCTGGCCATCGAGCCAGATCTCGCTCCCGACCTGCGCCGCGTCCGGATCCTCCGCCCACGCCGGCGAGGAGATACCCGGGTCGAACCAGACCCGCCGGACGATCACGCGCGCGCCCTTGGAAGCGGGATCCGTGACGAGAAAGCCGGCCGCCCGGTCGATGTTGATCGTCGAGACCTCGCACTCGTTGCCGCTCCCGCCGGTCGCCGACTCGAGGACGGAGCTCACGTCCAGATCGCGATAGAGGAACGTCTGGCCGACGCAAGGACCGCGACGAGGAATCTTTACGCCCCGGTGCCTCGAACGAAGGTGCCAACCAACGCTGAGCCGCTGAACGTCGATGCGATCACTACCGTGACGAAGGACCTCGTGACGGGCGAGATTTCAACGCTGGTGCATGTCGCGGTGACAGTCGTTAATACGGCCGGCGTCGAAAGCGCTGGGGTCACCTATGGTCCGCAGGCGGTGACGACCCTGCCCACGGGCGTGCCGCCTGACTTCGTGACCCAGAACACGCGAACCCTTCCGGTGGTGGCCGGGGCGAACAACTCGCTCGATGTGGACCCGACGGGGAACTATCACATCCTGACCGGCGCGACCGGCCTGTTCCAGTTGAACGGCATGGATGCTGGTCGCGACGGCCGGATCATCCTGATGAAGAACGCGACGGCGTTCACTGCCACGATCAACCACGAGAGCGCATCGGCGGTCGCGTCCGAGCGCATCCGCACCCCATCTGGTGGCGCCATGGACTGGCCGAGCGGGGCCGTCGGGCTACTGGTTTACCAGGGCGACATCCAGAGATGGGATCTCGGCTTTATGTCGACGGTCGCCGCCGTGCAGGGAGTCGAGGCATGGAATAATCGCGCTGGCCGCGTAATGCCCGCGGCGAACGACTACACGTTCGCGCAGATCGCCAGCAAGCCCACGACGCTCGCCGGCTATGGCATCACCGACGCCGCGCCGCTGAGTCACACCCACGCCTTCACTTTCATCACCGGGAAGCCGACAACGCTTGGTGGCTACGGAATCACCGACGCCGCTGGCCTGAATCACACTCATGAGTTTGATGATCTGCTATTCAAGCCGGACACCTTGCTTGGCTACGGGATTACCGATGCCGCCCCTTTGAACCACACGCATACCTGGGGATCGATCACCGATAAGCCGAACTCCAGAATCGGCTTCGGCTTGACCTTCTTAACGGTGGACTGGGACACGGAAGTCACCGGCAAGCCGACGACCCTTGCTGGCTACGGAATCACGGATGCTGCGCTCTCTGGGCACACTCACAACTTCGCGGCGCTGAATGCGATCCCCACCACGCTCGGAGGCTACGGCATCACCGATGCTGCGTATAGCAACCACACGCACAACTTCGACGATCTGCAGTTCAAGCCGACCACTCTAATTGGCTACGGCATCACCGACGCGGCCCCCCTTGCTCACACGCACACGTTCGGCTCGATCACCGATAAGCCCAACACCTTGAGCGGCTATGGAATCACCGCGATCTCGGTCGCGTGGGATACCGAAGTCTCCGGCAAGCCGACCACTCTGGCGGGATATGGCATCACCGACGCAGCGCCGCTGGCCCACACCCACGCTTTCACGTTCATCACCGGCAAGCCAACGACGCTGGCCGGATATGGAATTACCGACGCCGCAGGGGCGAGTCACACGCACGACTTTGCTTCGTTAACGTCCAAGCCGACGACTCGCGCTGGCTACGGGATCACCGACGCAGCCGCAGCGAACCACACGCACACTTTCGGATCGATCACCGATAAGCCCACCACTCTGAGCGGGTACGGCATCACGGCCATCTCGATCAATTTCGCAACAGAGGTGTCCAACAAACCCACGACCCTGGCAGGGTACGGGATCACCGACGCCGCGCCTTTGAGTCACTCGCACAGCTTCGCCTCGCTAACGGGCAAGCCCACGACGCTGGGGGGATACGGCATAACGGATGACCTGGCGCCGGCAAATCACACGCACACTTTTGAATCGCTGACCCTTAAGCCGACCACGCTGGCCGGCTACGGCATCACCGACGCTGCATCTGCGAGCCACACGCACACCTTTGGCTCACTAACAAGCAAGCCGACCACGTTGATCGGCTTCGGAATCACGGATGCTGCGCCATCGAGCCACACGCATACCTTCGCTTCCTTGACATCGAAACCGACGACTCTGGCCGGTTACGGCATTACTGACGCTCTTTCAGTCGGCAACACTGGGTCTTTTGGGTCGATTCAAATTAACGGGCAGACCGGCGGATATGCTGGCATCTATTTCTACACGATGAGCAAGTACCTGATGATCCATAGCACCTATCAGGGGATTCACAATGGATCATCTTGGGAGTGGTATTTCGCGAATGGCGTCCTGACGGCTGGCTCTGTTCCCTGGGCAAGAATTACCGGGGCTCCCTCCTCGTATCCAGCGGCTGGAGGAAGTGCAGATTACGCCACAGTGGCAGGTTCGGCCACGAACGCCACGAATGCAACGTATGGCGTCACGCAGGGGCTGGGAACCAACAACACGACGCTTGCAACAACGGCTTTCGTCCAGGCCGCAGTAAGCGCCGCTGGCGGTCCCATTTCAGCGACGCTTACCTACTCTTATGCCGCTGTCGCTAATGGCTCCTCGGTGGCCTACAGTCATTCCGTCACCGGGGCCGTCGTTGGTCAAGCTGTTCTCGTGTCCGTCAATTCATCAAGCTCGTACTCTCGAATCTTTTTCCAGGGACAGGTCACGGGAACGGGCACGGTCCTTATTTCGATGTTTAACAACACAGGGGCATCCATGTCGGCTGGGTCTATCCCGATCACTGTGAGGCTCATATAGAGAGGGGGAATGTCGTGGCTGATGGCACAAAAATCATCCCGGCGCAGCCGGAGAAAGTTGTGGACGTATCTCTCAGCTTGGTCCTGGTTGACTTGGAAAAGTTGACCTTCACCACACACGTCTTGTTTTCGGAGAACGCAACGCTGGAGGAGGATGATCGGATCGTTGGCCTTACCAGCGATCCCCAGGATTGGGGAGCAATCGCGGAGGCTGTATTCAAGCCGGGGGCGAGAAAGGCCATCTTGTCGTACATGAAAAACCGATATCCCGAAATCCTCGGAGACGTCACGGTTACAATCTAAGAAGAGAGGGCGGAACCGCCATGCAGAAGCAGACTGATCCCAGCAAGACCTTCACGTTTGACGAAGTCGCCAAAGCGATGCCGCATGTCGCAGTTCCGACAGACCTGTTCCTCAAGCTCGCATCCATCTTCAGGGATCCCGAGATCTTTCTGCGACTCTCGCTAGGAGAGCTCTACACCACCAAGGCGGAGTGCGAGAAGGTGATCGACCAGATGCTGAGTCAGGTCGGCCCCGACCTCGAGCAGCACAGGCTGACCAATCCAGCCCCTCCGCCGCCGTGCTGCGGGTCGGGCGAACCCTCCTGACGAAGGGACGCGGCCCTACCGGCGATAGAGGCTAATTTCCATTCGTGGCTGACATCGGTCACAGACGGCGCTGATGCGTTTCTTTACAGTACCGCTCGGATACGCCTGCCGAGATGATCGCGTCGCCGACACTTCTGGAAATCCAACTGACCTGCTGCAAATGCAGTAGGCGAGAAAGCTTCGTTAGCGACGACGCCGACTACGGCCGGTTCCAGGCGATGAGAAAGGGCTGGAAATTCTACCGGCTCACGGGTCGCGCGGCTCACTCCGATGAACGGGCATGGACTGCCGCCTGCCCGCAATGCTCCCCTTGAGCTGCCCACTTTTCAATCGGCCACGAGTTCGAATGCAATCAGCTGGGCTTCCTCTTCTGAGTTCCGAATCTCGCGACCCATCAGCCAATCTTCGAGCCGAATGGCGGCCTGGTGGATCCACGTCGCCTCATTTTCTTTCAGCCCCCCGAGCCAGCAGTGAGGGCAGGCTCCCCGAGCCAACTGCTCCTCCGGCTCTCGCTGCAACATCAGCCGGGCGCGTTCGAAGTCGCCCTCATGAGCAAGGGCGGCCGCTTCGATCAGGAGCTCGGGCCACATTCAAGGGGCTTTATAGCATCCCTCTGTAGGCGAGGCGCTGCACCATCTTTTTTTCACCGGTGGGGTGTGGTTTTCGCCGCGGCCGACACTCCTGTCGCTGAGGTGAAGCATAAGGGATGAGAAAGCGGCGGATCTATGGACAGGACCGCGCGGTTGTCGGCTGGATGACCGAGGATCGGTTTCAGCGTGAGGGTTGGCGTGAGCTCGAGCAGGAGGTCTGGGTCATCGACCTCGACCCCGAAGACGCGGTGAGGCGATGCGGGTCGCCAGACTTCGAGGAGCTGCTGGTGCTCGGCAACTGGGTAGACGATAACGAAGGGTAAACGATCGTGCGCAGAAGGGCAGCCGCCTTGAACGCGGAGCTCCGGCCACATCATCTTCCCTACCGGGCGTGGATTTTAGCCGCTGAACGGGTCTGATACAGTAGCTGCTCCTGCTAGAATCCTCGAGGAATCGGTGTAGCGAACCCCCAAATGTCCGTCGTCCCTAAAATCGCAAACGAAGCAGATCTGATTGGCTTCGCTCAAGCCCTCGGCGCCGAAGGGACCGGAACCGTTACTCCTGCAGAGGAGAAGGTGCTCCGGTCGGCTCGGCAACCGTCTCGGGCGGAGGCGGCTGTCGCGCGGTCGCTCATCAGGGCTGGCGCAGATCCCCTGGGCGACGCTTTCTGTCGGCTACGATCGCCAGAGGAGCGGAGGCCAACCGGCGCAACGTACACACCGAGCGTGGTTGTGGCGTCAATGGTCGCCTGGGCCAAGCTGAACAGCACGCCGGCGAGAGTCGTGGATGCCGGCAGCGGGTCGGGACGATTTCTGCTCGCCGCGTCGAACGCCTTTCCCAAGGCTTCCCTCGTCGGGATTGAAATTGATCCTGTTGCCGCCCTTCTGCTGAGAGCCAACATCGCGGCGGCCGGGCTTCGTCAGCGGGCGCATGTATGGACGGCTGACTTCCGCCAAGCAGCGTTGGCGACGGCTCCTGAAGGCGGGCAGACACTGTTCATCGGGAACCCCCCATATGTCCGACACCACCTCATCGCCGCGCGCTGGAAGGAATGGCTCTCGCGGACTGCGGAGGGACGAGGAATCTCTGCAAGTCAGCTCGCTGGCCTTCACATCCACTTCTTCTTTCGAATCGCCGAACTGGCGAAACCGGGAGACAAGGGAGTCCTGATCACCGCTGCGGAATGGCTCGACGTCAACTACGGCAGCTCGGTCCGGGAGCTCCTGCTCCGCGACCTAGGAGGCGTGAGTATCCACCGGGTCGAGCCCACCGCGTCCATCTTTCCGGATGCCGCGACAACGGCAGCAATCACCACGTTCGACGTCGGCGCTCTTCGTCCGTGCCTGCGTCTGAAGAGGGTTGAGAAAGTTGCCGACCTGGGAGTCCTCGCCGGCGGGAAGCCGGTAAGACGCGAGCGGCTCGAAACGGCGAAGCGATGGGGGGCTTTTTTCCGACCGACCAAAAGGGCTCCTGAAGGGTTCGTCGAGCTGGGAGAGTTTTTCTCCGTGCATCGTGGCCAGGTGACCGGCGCAAATCGCGTCTGGATTGAGGGACCTCACAGTCGGGACCTGCCTGAGCGAACACTCTTTCCAACCGTTACTAAAGCGCGTGACATTCTGACCGTTGGAAGGGTGCTGACTGATTCGTCTTCGCTTCGCCGAGTCATCGACCTTCCGGTGGATCTCAACGAGTTTGATGCGGGCGAACGGAAGCGCATCGAGAACTTCCTGCGCTTTGCGAAGAAACAGGGCGCCGATAGCGGATTTATCGCGCGCCATCGGAAAGCCTGGTGGGCAGTCGGTCTTCGTAATCCCGCCGCGATATTGACCTCCTACATGGCAAGGCGCGCTCCCGCTTTCGTTCTGAACGACGCGGCGGCGAGGCACATCAACATCGCCCACGGCCTCTATCCGCGCGAAGCGATAAGCCGCCTTGTCCTCGAGCAACTCCGTGACTTCCTCGCAACCGCCGTGTCTCGAGATGATGGGCGCACCTACGCAGGCGGACTAACCAAGTTTGAACCGCGCGAAGTGGAGCGGCTGCTCATCCCTGATCCCCGGCAAATGTCGAGTATGGACGTGAGAAAGTGACCAGCTACGGTTCCCCTCCTCGCTGGTCGGACGACGATTTCGAGGAGGCTCGCGAAAAAGCAATCGCAATCTTCCGTGAGAGCCGGATGCGGGAGCCTCTCGAGGAGTACCTGGACCGATTCGAAGAGGCTGAGGCCGTGACGGAGGAGCTGCTAGAGCTAACAACCGACCTCGCTGGCATCGATCGGGAGGCAGAGAACATCCTGACGAACCCGTCACTCTTGACCGTCTTCCGCTACGTTGCTGCGCCACCAATTTCAGTCGACGATCTGAAGACATTAGCCGACGCTACGCTGGCTCTCTCACGGCTGCGAGGCGACGAGGAGATGCGTGTTCGGCTAATAGAAACCGTTCGGCTGGGCATTGACCGACGACGATTTCCTTGGGTTAGCGAAAGCCGCGAGCCTACTGAAGCTGAACGACAGGCCGCGATCGTGAGCACCGCTAGTTTGTTGGCGATCCAAAGAGTGGCGACGGCGAGGCGGATGGAATCGAAGTCAGTCCAGGAGGCAGATGTGAAGGCCGCACTTGCCGCGGCGGGTCTCACAGAGATACCAGCTCGAGACGCGTCACGTCTTCAAGACGCTCCGGGCAGTGGGGAGTTCTGCGGCGAGGCGATGCTGGGAACCCGGAAGGCAGACGTCATAGTGGGGCTATACGACGGTCGAAAAATGCCGATCGAGTGCAAAGTTTCGAACTCCGGTCTAAATTCAATCAAGCGCCTGAACAACGACGCTGCCGTTAAAGCCTCGAGCTGGATAGCTGAGCTAGGTCACCTCGGAGTTGTTCCAGCCGCGGTCTTGAGCGGGGTGTACAAACTCAAGCATCTCCACGGCGCGCAGGCTAGAGGCCTCACTATCTTCTGGGCTCACGACTTAGATCCGCTTCTCGCATTCATTCAAGCGACTTCGCAGCCCTAGGATTTGGAGGCTGAATGCTCGAGAAAGTTCTCCTGCTGAGCCAGATATTTGGATTTGTAGCGCTGGTCTTCTATCTCTACAGAACCCTGTCGGATGTTCAGGCCGAGCGGATCGCGGCACTGAAGGATACGGTGTCGCAATTGGAGCGAGATCTTGCGGCGGGCTGAGGCCAGAGGACCTGATGCGTTAGCTCGAGCTCTTAGCGATCGGCGTAGACCGTTTAACTGCAGAGCTACAACGCCTAAAGGGCGATGAGGAGCGTACCGTTGCCGAGCTGCAGGCCCTAATCCATGAACTTGACGTCGCGCGGAAGCCGCATCCCGTCGTGAGTTCGACAAAACGATGGCCGAATTGATGATGAAGTACGAAGAATCCAAACGAAAGATTGCTCGCGCTCGCGAACTCTTCGCGGAGGCCTTCTGTCCCGACTGCGAGGCGCCACTGTCGAAGCGAGACGAAGAGGGGCATGACATCGATGAGTACGGCTTCGTCTGGTGGGAAAACTTTGAGTGGGAGTGCGGCCGTCAGGTTTCGGACAGCAAGGTCACGGTGGAGTGCCCTAGCAAGCCCCTGGGAGACGCTAAACCTACAATAGAATCCCCCTAGAGCGCTCCCCTCGGGATCAAACCAAACGCAAATTTTTGATCAATCGAAACGCGCGCTTACAGCGAGGGGCGAGGGAAAGTAAACCAAAGCCAAGATAACGGTGAATGCTTTCTGCTTTTGCTTTTCCCTAGTCCCTAGCCCCTAGTCCCTAGCCCCTAGCCCCTAGTCCCTAGTCCCTGGCCTCTGGCCCCTAGTCCCCAGCCCCTAGTCCCCGCCTCACGGGTATCATCT